ATGATACTTAAAAAACAGCATGCTAATAAATTGATAAATATAGAAAGCTCACCTGAAGTAGAGATTGCTTCAGGTGAATTTGACGCTGGTGATGTATTAATTTTATTTAACAACAGCGAATTTTTACTGAAGATTAACTCTCACATAAAAAATACTTATAGATCCGGAACACATAACTCGGTCAAAGAAATGCGCTTTCTTCCAAGATGTTTAATAAATGCGGCTTTCATAGACTCTGAAACTGTAGTATTTTCTGGAGGCTCATCATGAGTGGAATATTCATGGTTCTATTTGTCAGCCCGCAAGCACAGGTACAGGTTCTTACTCTGGGAACATTTTCTGGCGAACCATTATCAGATGTAGGCTTTGCAGGATAGCATCATTACCAATTAACATAAGATCAAAAAAATGGCCACACCTACAACAAGAAGCGAATTTAAAGAATACTGCCTTAGAAAATTAGGTAAGCCTGTTATTGAGATTAATGTTGATGATGATCAGGTTGAAGACAGAATAGATGAGGCTTTGAGATACTACTGGGATTATCATTTTGATGGATCTGAGAAGTTGTATTACAAACATCAGGTAACAGCTAATAATGTTGTTGATAAGTATATAACCCTTCCTGAAAATATTATTGGAGCTGTACGTATATTTAATATTGGTGATCCTATGGTTACCAATAACCTTTTTGATATAAGATATCAGATTGCTTTGAATGACCTATACACTTTGACATCGGTCTCGATGATTCCTTACTATATGGCGTTCCAGCATATTCAACTTCTAGAGCAGCTTTTAGTTGGTCAACAGCCAATTAGATATAACCGACACACAAACAAACTATACGTTGATATGGATTGGAATAAAGTAAATGTTGGTAATTTTTTAATTGTTGAAGCGTATGAAACTATTAATCCAAACACTTACACTGATGCGTGGGGTGATAGATGGTTAGCACGGTATGCAGCTGCTTTAATTAAGCGTCAGTGGGGATCAAACCTAACTAAATTCTCTGGTATGCAGCTACCCGGCGGTGTTCAGTTTAACGGAGATAAAATATATAATGACGCTGACAACGAAGTTGAAGCACTGGAAAAAGAAATGATTGTTAGCTACTCACTTCCTGTCACAGACATGATAGGATAAAATGGCTACTTCATTCTTCTTTAATAATTTTGGAGCTAGCCAAGAACAACTTCTTATTGAAAATCTTGTTGTTGAATCCATTAAAATATATGGGCATGATATTTTCTATCTACCAAGAACAAGAATAGGGATAGATGATGTGCTTGGTGAAGAGCAAACATCATCATTTGACTCACAATATTATGTTGAAATGTATATTAAGAACGTTGAAGGTTTTGGTGGGCAGGGTGATTTCCTTTCCAAATTCAATCTAGAAATAAGAGATCAGGTTACTTTCACTATTGCAAGAAGGACATTTAATGAAGAGATTGGCGCATCCTCTCTTCTCGAAAGACCTAGAGAGGGTGATCTTATTTTCATGCCTCTCAATAATAAGTTATTTGAAATAAGGTTTGTTGAACATGAAGCTATTTTTTATCAGCTAGGATCCTTGCAGACCTATGATTTGGTTTGTGAGTTGTTTGAATACAACAACGAAAGACTCAACACAGGTATACCTCTTGTTGATGAACGTCAGAGAGATATTACCTTCAATATGTCTGACTTTGCATTAATGCTAGAGGATGGTTTATCTCTCACAGACGAAGATGGATTTGATCTAGTTCAAGAAAGATTTGATATAGAAGTTCAAGATCCTATATCAAACAATGAAGATTTCCAAACCGAGGCAGATCTAATACTTGATTTTACTGAAATAGACCCATTTAGTGAAGGAAGGTATTAATGTTTAATCAAGTTTTTTATCACGATACTATAAGAAAGTATGTGATTCTTTTTGGTACAATATTCAATGATGTGTACATTAATAAAAATAATGGTACGGATCACAGTGAAACAATAAAGATTCCTATCTCCTATGGTCCAAAACAGAAGTTTGTATCTAGGCTTGCTCAAGATCCTAATCTCAACAAGCCTGTTGCAATTCAGCTACCTAGGATGGGTTTTGAACTTATTGATGTTAATTACGCTCCGGAAAGAAAGCTACCTACCATCAATAAAATAGCTGTTCAAGATCCAAACAATAATAATAAAATGCATTATCAGTACATGCCTGTACCCTATGATTTTAATTTTGTATTGTATATTATGGTTAAAAACGCTGATGATGGTACTAGAATACTAGAGCAGATATTACCATTCTTTACGCCTGACTGGACACCGACACTCAATCTAGATTCAACCATGCAACATAAGTATGATATCCCCATCATACTAAATTCTGTTTCATCGGAAGACACATACGAGGGTGATTTTTTAAATAGAAGAGCGTTGATATGGACACTACAATTTACTCTTAAAGGATATGTGTTTGGTCCTACTAAATCTATCAAATCTATTAAAACATCAATGATTAATTTCTATGAAGTTGGAACTGCTACCCCATTCTCTGATGCTATAGATTCTAATCAGAAGATAACTACTGTAACTACGATCCCTGTGGTTGCTGGTAAAACATTGAGTGAAATAGAAGCGGATGATGACTACACCTTCTCCCAGACTATTGAAGATTTCTATGACTAATGATCCAATAAGTGACGCTTTAAACATTACTCCTCTCCAAGAATTGCTACCTGCTGAACCTAAAAAACAGCTACCAGTAACTAATGATTATGAATATGCACGGGGTAACATGCTCTCTATTCTAGAGAAGGGACAGGAAGCTTTGGATGGAGTATTAGAAGTAGCTCAACAATCACAACATCCAAGGGCATACGAAGTGGTTGCAGGATTAATAAAAACGCTAGCGGATGCTAATAAAGATCTACTTGAACTTCAAAAAAGACAGAAAGATATAGCTAATCCTGAAGACTCTAAACCCCAAACAGTAAATAATAATTTATTTGTGGGGTCAACTGCTGAGTTACAGAAGTTAATAAAAGACAATGCAAAAGAATGAAAATTACCTAGGTAATAAGAATCTTAAACGTGCTGATGTAACTATTGAATTTACTAAAGAACAGATTCAAGAGTATGTGAAGTGTGCAAGAGATCCAATTTACTTTATTGAAAATTACGTCAAAATTATTAACGTTGATCGTGGTCTTATACAGTTTAAGCCATATGATTATCAAAAGGATATCGTAAAATTATTTGAGCGAGAGCGTTTTGTTATATGTAAGATGCCTCGTCAGGTTGGTAAAACCACAATCGTTGTTGGTATTATATTGCACCACGCTCTGTTTAATGAGAATTATAGAATAGCTATTCTTGCTAACAAAGAAAAACAAGCTCATGAGATTCTTGGTAGAATTCAGTTAGCTTACGAGCATTTACCAAAGTGGCTGCAGCAAGGAATTAAAGAATGGAATAAAGGTAGCATTGAATTAGAAAACGGTTCTATAATACAGGCTGAAGCTACTGGATCATCTGCAATACGAGGTACTTCTCAGAACCTTGTGTATCTAGATGAGTTTGCATTTGTTCCAAACAACATCCAGGAAAGCTTTTTCTCTTCAGTTTATCCTACTATCTCTTCAGGATCTACTACAAAAGTATTGATAACATCTACACCTAACGGTTTGAACTTATTCTACAAGCTGTGGGTTGATAGTGAGAATGATCGTAACTCCTACAAAAGGATTGATGTTCACTGGTCAGATGTTCCAGGTAGAGATGAAGCGTGGAAAGAAGAAACCATACGTAACACGTCTAAGGAACAGTTTAGGCAAGAGTTTGAATGTGAATTTCTAGGATCATCTAATACGTTAATATCACCAGAGGCATTAAGAAGGTTGGTTTTCAACGAACCAATAAAGCAAACAGAACATTTTAAGTTATTTCATGAGCCTAGGCAAACTGGTCTCTACGTAATGATGGTTGATGTTTCAAGAGGGTTGGGTGGGGATTACTCTGCATTTATAGTGTGTGATATTTCTGAAGCACCATATAAGGTAGTTGCTACTTATAGAAACAACAACATATCACCACTACTGTTCCCGGAAGTAATATACAATACAGCAAGAAACTTCTTCAATGCTCACGTACTTGTTGAAATAAATGATATTGGTCAGCAGGTTGTAGATATCCTCCATGAGGATCTAGAATATGAGAATATTGTATATACTGCTAAGAATCCAAAAGGGTCTGTAGAAGTCTCTCAGGGTTTTGGTGGAACATCGTACAAAGGTATAAGAACAACAAAATCCACAAAGAAGATTGGATGTAATAATTTTAAAGCATTGGTTGAAAATGATAAGGTTGAGTTAAATGATATCGATCTTATTGGTGAGTTGTATAGGTTTGTAAGCAATGGTCAAACGTATGAAGCAGAAGATGGTAATGATGACTTAGCTATGTGTGGTGTGCATTTTGGTTGGATAATGACACAAACGTTTATTAGGGAATTGAGTAACTTAGATATTAGAAGAAGGCTCGTGGATGAGCATAAAAGATATTTAGAAGATGATGTAACACCGTTTGGAATAATTTATGATGGCCAGCCTGAAGAGGAGCAGCCTGTTGTCAACACTGACTCCTTCACAAAATTCATGCTATCTTAGTGGAGAATAATAATATTATAAATATAAAGAAACTCTCGTCTTTAGGAGAATAAAATGGCATTTCAAGTTAGTCCTGGTGTAAACGTATCTGAAATTGACTTAACGACAGTCGTTCCAGCCGTATCCTCTTCAGTGGGTGCTGTGGCTGGTGTTTTTAAGTGGGGTCCTATTGAAACAAGGACTTTGGTCAGTTCAGAAATCGATCTCGTCTCAAGATTTGGTAAACCAACCAACCATAATCCCGAAACATTCTTTACTGGAGCTAGTTTTTTAGCTTACGGTAATGCTCTTTACGTTGTTAGAGCTGGTAATACAACTCCAGCCACAGCTTACGTAGATTGTACAACAACAAGCTCTTCCCCAAATATCACAACTACAAGTACTACTAGCCTAGCTACTGGTATGAGAGTTGCTGGAATGACTACTGTTCCAGATGGAGCATTAATTCAGTCGATTACTAATTCTACTTCATTTGTTATTTCAGTATCGGCTAATGGTGTTGAAACAAGTACAAATGCGTACTGGTATAGCTCTAATTCTGTATTGAGTGCTATTGCAACATCTAACAGTTCTAACACTATCGCTGTTAACAACTTTGCAGGGACATCGACAGTTAAGAATGATGAACATTATCAAACATTATCTTTTTCCGATACAGATCTTCTATACATTGCAAAGTATCCTGGCGATCTAGGCAACTCTCTCAAAGTTTCAGTTTGTGATAGTGTCAATGCTTATTCAAGATCAATTAATATTCAAGGCGGCGATGCCAACTTAGCATCGGGTACAGTCTCGGTTACAGTTGGTTCTAATACACTTACAATTGCTCTAGCAAATAGTGCATCTGGTGCTTTGACTGAAGCTAACACCCAATTAGGTACAGTTTTATCTAGATTGAAGCTAAATGATATTGTTGAAGTTGGTAACAGCTCAATTGGTAAACAGTATCTGAAAATCACTTCTATACCAAGTGTTATGGGTACTAACTCAATGTTTGCAAATTCAACGCATAGATACTTTACTGTAAGTGTTGACAACTCATATCAGCTTTCTACTAACTACTCTAGCAATACTGTTTCTGCATACTGGGAGTATTTCAATGTAGTTGACACAGCTCCAGGTACTTCAGACTACCAAGCAAACTTTGGTAATTCATCTGCTGTTGATGAATTGCACATTGTAGTATCTGATGAGGATGGTAAGTTTACAGGTGTTCCAGGAACAGTTCTAGAAGTATTCGCAGGTCTATCAAGAGCAACAGATGCAAAAACAAATGACGGTGCAACAAACTACTATAAGACAGTCATTAATGACACTAGCACTTATATTAGATGGGCTAATGATAGAAGCGGTGTGAGCTCTGGTCTTGCATCAACCTTATCTAGTGCTAACACTCTTCCACTATATGCATCGTTCCACAATGGTCAAGATGGAGATGATGAGTCTGTAATTCCAATGGGTAGATTGTTATCTGCTTACGATATGTTTGTATCAGAAGAAGTGGATGTATCTCTACTGATGACAGGTAAATCAAGAGGCGGTACTAATGGTGAGCAAATAGCTAATTACCTTGTAGATAACATTGCTGAGGTCAGAAAAGACTGCATCGTTCTTGCTTCTCCAGAAAAGGACGATGTTGTTAATAACGCTAGCAGAGATGAATCAAATGATGTTGTAACATTCAGAAATTCATGTCGTTCTTCTTCTTACTTGGTCATTGACTCAGGTTACAAGTATATGTACGACAAGTACAGCGATACATTCCGTTATATTCCTCTGAACGGTGATATAGCTGGTCTATGCGTTAGAACAGATTCTACTAGGGATCCATGGTTCTCACCAGCTGGTTTCAATCGTGGCCAGATCAAGAACATTATTAAACTGGCCTATAATCCAGACAAAGCTAACAGAGATGTTCTTTACAAGAATGGTGTTAATCCTGTAGTTTCGTTCCCAGGACAGGGTACAGTTCTATTTGGAGATAAAACAGCGTTGGCTAAGCCAAGCGCTTTTGATAGAATTAACGTACGTAGATTGTTCATTACTTTGGAAAAAGCTATTTCTACTGCTGCTAAATTCTCACTATTTGAGTTTAACGATGAGTTCACTAGAGCACAGTTTGTTTCCTTAGTTGAGCCATTCTTGAGAGATGTACAAGGTAGAAGAGGTATTTACGACTTCAGAGTCGTTTGTGATTCCACCAACAACACAGGTGAAGTGATTGATAGAAATGAATTTGTGGGAGATATATACATTAAGCCTGCTAAATCAATTAACTTTATCCAACTCAACTTTGTTGCTGTAAGAACAGGTGTTGCGTTTGACGAAGTTGTTGGTAAGTTTTAATCAAGGAGAATCATAAATGGCTTTCAATATTAATACTTTCAAATCGCTAGTAAGTACTACCGATTTTGCAAGACCGTCGTTATTCACAGTTAGTATTGCAACACCCGCGGGTGTTGCACCCCTGATTCCTTTTAGTCCTTTTCTTGTTAGATCAGCAAGTTTACCGGCCTCTTCTATTGGTCAGATCCAAGTTCCTTATGGTGGTAGAACAATTAAAATTGCTGGTGAAAGAACATACGGTGACTGGACAACAACAATAATGAACGATGAAGGATTCATTATTAGAAATGCCGTAGAAAATTGGATTGAAATTATGAATAACAAGACAACCAATTTCAGAGCATATCCTAACGAGTATAAAAAAGATCTACGTGTAACTCAATACTCTAAGAAGGGTGCTGGAATTGGTATTCCTCTTAAGTCTATTAGTTTAATAGGCTGCTTCCCAACTGCTGTTAGTGAAATAGCTCTTGATTGGGGTGCAGCAGACCAGATTGAAGAATACTCAATCACTTGGTCTTATGATTATTGGGATGCTAATCCTTTAGCTGGTATAGTTTAAAATGGTGAATAAAGAAGGGGGCAGTGCCCCCTTTCTAACAAGAGGATAATATGGCAAGTTTGTTTGGCTTTGAGTTTAGAAAACGTATACCAGAGGAACCTCTAGAGTCGTTTGTACCTCCAACAAATGATGATGGAGCAGCTATTGTAGCTGCTGGTGGCTCTTATGGTACATATGTAGATTTAGAAGGCACTGCTAGAACTGAAGCAGAGCTTGTAACCCGTTACAGGGATATGTCAATCACAGCAGATATTGATAGAGCTGTGGATGAAATAGTAAACGAGGCAATCGTTCTAGAGTATGATGAGAAAGTAGTTGAACTCAATTTAGATAGACTACCTTATCCAGATGCTGTCAAACAAGCGATTCTCCAAGAATTTGAAGGCATTAAGAGTTTACTAAACTTCGAAAACTCTGCTTATGACTTGTTTCGTAAATGGTATATTGATGGTAGATTGTACTATCACGTCATCATAGACGATAAGAACCCAAGACAAGGTATTAAAGAACTCCGTAATATAGATCCTAGAAAGATCAGAAAAATACGTGAGCAAAAGAAAAAGAAAGATCTAAAAACTGATACAGTTATAACCACTACTGCAAGAGAGTATTATATCTACAACGAAAAGGGATATAATGCTCAAGGTATTGGGAGCGGATCAGCAGCTGCTTCGCCAGCTACAGGTTTAAAGATTGCTAAAGATTCAATTGTACACTGTACTTCAGGACTTATGGATACCAACGGTACCATGGTCATTTCCTATTTGCACAAAGCAATCAAACCACTCAATCAGTTGAGAGTTCTTGAAGATGCTACTGTTATCTACAGATTATCAAGAGCTCCTGAAAGAAGAATATTTTATATTGACGTTGGAAATCTACCGAAGATGAAAGCCGAGCAGTATCTTCGAGATATGATGGTTCGTCATAAGAATCGGCTTGTGTATGACGCATCCACTGGTGAAGTGAGAGATGATAGAAAGTTCATGACAATGCTTGAAGATTACTGGCTTCCAAGAAGAGAAGGTAATCGTGGAACTGAAATTACTACTTTGCCTGGTGGAGAGAATCTAGGTAAGATAGAAGATGTTGAATATTTTCAGAAGAAGCTATATCAGTCATTGAACGTACCTGTTACTAGACTACAATCAGAACAAGTTTATTCGATTGGTCGTGCAACAGAGATAACTAGAGATGAAGTAAAGTTCTCTAAGTTTATCAATCGTATGAGAAATAAGTTTTCAAGTCTTTTCTTAAAGTGTTTGGAAAAGCAACTTGTGCTTAAGGGTATTGTAACAGTGGATGACTGGAAAGTAATGTCACAGTACGTTGCTTTTGATTACTCTAAAGATAACTACTACGAAGAGTTAAAAGAAACTGAGGTAATGACTACAAGAACTAATACTGCATCTTTAATGGTTCCATACATAGGCAAGTATTATTCTCACGATTGGGTAAGAACCAATATATTTAAAATGAGTGATGAGGACAAGCAATCTCAAGATGCTCAGATAATTGATGAGCTTAAGAACCAGATTTTGTATCCTCCTCCACCACCTGAACCTCAACAATAAATAGGAGTATCAATGGAAGTCGAACCAACACAATATGAAGTGAGTGACCTTGTTAAATACGCTTATGAAGGTCAGCCTGCTAAGATGCAGGATGTTTTTAATGAATTAATGATGGGTAGATTGTACGATTCTATTCAGCAGAAAAAAGTAGAGGTAGCTCAAAGGTTCTTTGGCACCAAGGATGAACTTGATCAAGATGCTGATCAAGATAATAACATCGAAGACATAGAGGATACACAAGATGGCCAAGTCGCTTAAAAATATTTTGGAAGTTTATGCTCCAAAATCAAAAGATGAAAAAAGGTTTAAAGACAAGCATATTGTCGTTAAATCTAAACTTGATGATAAAGGTACTCAGGATGATAACCTATTCAACGCTTCCAATATTAAACCAGTAGATCGTGAGACAGAGCACGGATATAACCCTGGTAATGACGAGAAGGTATATGAGGCTGTTCATCCAATGGCACTTCATGTAAAACCTGTTAGCGTCAACGGAAAAACGAAATACAAAGTTCATGCTGTCGGTAAAGAGCTAGCTGATGGGATTAAAGTTGGAGAGCATCTATCTGATACAGAGTTAGATGATGCTACAGATATGGGTGCTAAAATCAAGCACCTCAAAGAAGATAATCTTAATGAAAAGAAGCTTACTCCAGCTGAAATGAAAAAGCGTGAAGATGTTGCAAAGGCTATCAAACGTGAGAATCCAAATATGCCGATGGCTAAGAAGATGGCTATTGCTACTGCCACAGCTAAGAAGGTTGCAGAAGATGTGGAGGAGTTGGATGAGTTGAGCCACGGAACTTTACGCAGCTATGTAGACAAAGCTAAAAAAGAAAACCTCCCGGGAAAAGGTGGTAATAGAGGTGTAGCATTATTGACTCCTGGTACCAGAGATAAGGGTGTTCACAGAGCAGTTGACAGAATGAAGAAGATGAAAGCCAATGAGGAAGCAGAATATATTAACGAAAGCGAAGACTCACACAAGGCTTTCCAAGATCATCATAACATAGCTGCTAAGCACATCAAGGGTATTACCAAAGCACTTTCCAGCCACTATGATAACGTGACAAATAATAAAAACTATAATAAAGGTGAGGCACAGTGGCATCATGTTAGCGCTATTAAAAACATTAATAGAGCTCTAGAAGATCTTCATCAGAATATTGCTCAAGAGGTTGATTATAGCAGACCTCCTAAACCTCTCAAAGAAGAGGCTGACTATTTCGAAGATGATTTGACCGATCTATTGAACACAATTTACGAACACCTCTCCGATGAAAACAAACAAATTTTTGATGAGATAATCGATCATGATCCCAACCAACTAGTTGATTTTTTAGAAGCATTGGAGATTGAATATGGCCAGTAGAATTCTATCAAATCAAAAAGGTGGTAAGCTAGTTGTACTTTTTACATCTAACACAGAAATGACAGTTGCTTCAGCAAATGTTGATGCCACAGAAACTGTAACAGGACTTCATATCAATCAAGTATGGTATGGTTTGGATGGTGGCTATTGGAAGATTAGTCGTGGTGCTAACACAATTCAAATTGCAGAAACTTCTTTATATAATGACTTTGCTGGCTGCGGTGCTGCCATACAGCTTGATCAATCAGCTAATGTTGTTGTTAACTGTACTTCTGCTAATTGCACACTCATAGTTGACTTCCAAAAAGTATCAACATACACAAGCCAGTACTAAGGATACCAGATGAAACTTATTAGCGAAGTATATGAAAAAGTAAATTTTCTCGTAGAAGAAAAGGAAGGTAAAAAAGACTTTTTCATAGAAGGAACTTTCATGGTTGCCAATCGAGGCAACAAGAATAATAGAATATACAAAAAAGATATTCTTGAAAGAGAAGTTCAAAGATATACTAAAGAGCACATCAACGAGAATAGGGCTTTTGGTGAGTTGGGTCATCCACAGGGACCTACCATCAACTTAGAAAGAACAGCTATTCTTATTAAGTCTTTAAAGAGCGAGGGCGATAACTTTATTGGTAGAGCTAAAGTTATGGATACTCCTTATGGTAATATTGTTAAAAATCTAATGATGGAAGGTGCAACTCTAGGTGTTTCATCTAGAGGTATGGGCTCCTTAAGAATGAATGACAAGGGATTGAATGAAGTACAGGATGACTTTTATCTTGCAACAGCAGCAGATGTAGTTGCAGATCCTTCCGCTCCAGGCGCCTTTGTTAGAGGCATCATGGAGGGTGTTGAGTGGGTTTGGGATAATGGAGTCTTAAAACCTCAAGAGGTTGAAGAGATGAAGAAAACCATCCAAAAGGCATCTAGTAGAAACCTTGAGGAAGCTCAACTTAAGGTTTTTAAACAGTTCATCAAATCACTGTAAATTTTTAAAATATAAATAATAAAGATACTTTTAAGGAGTAAAGAAAATGGCAACAAAACAACAACTAGATGAATTACAAGTAGGTGGTGGTGCTACTGGTGTCTCGATGGTACCTGATGCCGGCACTAAGAAAACATCTCTTCCTAATTCTAAATCACAGGGTGATGGTTCACAGTCTCTAGCTGGAGATCAACAAGAAACAGATCCTCAAAACAACTCAGCTCCAACAGGAGATATGTCAGCTCAGAATAAGGCTTCGGTAGCAATGAAAGAACACATCGACGCAATGTTTAACGGAGAAGATCTCTCCGAAGAATTTAAAGAAAAAGCAACTACAATTTTTGAAGCTGCTATCTACGCTCGTATTAACGAAGAAGTTCAGCGTCTAGAAGAGCAGTACGCAGACAAAGTAGAAGAAGCTGTTGGCGAGATTGCAGAAGAAATCACTTCTAAATTAGACGACTATCTCAATTACTGTGTAGAGCAGTGGATGAAGGAAAATGAAGTTGCAATTGAGCATTCACTTAAGTCTGAAATCACAGAAGATTTCATGGACGGTCTAAAGAATCTATTTGCTGAAAACTATATCGAGATTCCGGAAGACAAGCTAGATGTTCTCGAGCAGCTTACAGCCAAGGTTGAAGAGCTAGAAGACAAACTCAATTCTCAGATTTCTGAAAACATTGAACTATCCAAGTCTATCAGCCAGTACAATGTTCAAGAGATTTTTGCTGAAGTATCAGAAGGCCTAGTAATGACACAAGTTGAAAAACTACGTCAGCTTGCAGAAGGCATCGATTACGACTCAGCAGACAACTACAAAAAGAAATTGTTACTTGTTAAGGAAAACTATTTCCCAACACAGCAAGTTTCAGTTTCAACAACAGAAGAAGATAATGCAATTGGTAACAACGATTTAGCTGAAGATACTTCAGTTAGATTCCAAGATCCATCAGTTAAGCGTTACTTTTCTGCGATCTCAAGAATTAATAAAGCATAAATAAAAAAGATTTTATCAACCCCGTAAGGAGAAGTAACATGATGTTAGCTGAAGAATTACAATCAAAATGGGATCCTATTCTGACTCACCCAGATTTAGCTCCTATTAAAGATCAGCATCGTAGAAGCGTTACCGCTGTTGTTCTAGAGAACACAGAGAAGGCACTTCGCGAAGCCAATCAATACGTTCCACAAACACTTACAGAGACAGCTGCTAATGCAACTGGTGCTGATATCGATACTTTCGATCCAGTTCTTATCTCTCTAGTTCGCCGTGCAATGCCAAATCTAATTGCGTATGACATCTGCGGCGTTCAGCCAATGACTGGTCCTACCGGTTTGATCTTCGCAATGCGTTCCAAGTATAGCAACAGCTCCAATAGCGGTGTTGAGAACTTCTACAATGAAGTTAACTCATCATTCTCTTCTGTTGTTACTGGTGCTAACACACTAGGTCAGAAGCATGTTGGTGGTGTTCCTGGTAACACAACAACTGGTACTGCTAACCTTGCTGAAACAGGTATCTACAACTTCGGTTCAGGTATGTCTACAGCGCAAGCAGAAGCTCTAGGTACTTCAGGTAACGTTTCTTTTGCTGAAATGGCTTTCTCGATTGAGAAAGTAACTGTAACAGCTAAGTCACGTGCTCTAAAAGCTGAGTACACAATGGAACTTGCACAAGATCTGAAAGCAATCCATGGTCTAGATGCTGAAACAGAACTAAGCAACATTCTCTCTTCAGAGATCCTTGCTGAGATCAACCGTGAAGTTGTTCGTACAATCAATGTTACTGCTACACGTGGTGCTACTGAGAATACAACAACAGCTGGTCGTTTTGACCTTGACACAGACTCAAACGGTCGTTGGAGCGTTGAGAAGTTCGAGGGTCTAATNNNAGTTGAGCGTGAAGCTAACCAAATTGCCAAGGCTACACGTCGTGGTAAAGGTAACATGATCATCTGTTCTTCTGACGTTGCTTCTGCACTTCAGATGGCTGGTGTTCTTGATTACGCTCCTGCTCTAAACAGCAACAACCTAAACGTTGATGACACAGGTAACACTTTCGCTGGTGTTCTAAATGGTCGTATCCGTGTTTACATCGATCCATATGCAACTGGTAACTACATGACTGTTGGTTACAAAGGCGCATCTGCATTCGACGCAGGTCTGTTCTATTGCCCATACGTTCCTCTACAAATGGTTCGTGCAGTTGATCCTGACAGCTTCCAGCCTAAGATTGGCTTTAAGACTCGTTACGGAATGGTTGCAAACCCATTTGCTGAAGGTTCGACAGCTGGTCTAGGTGCTCTAACCAAAGATTCTAACGTTTACTACCGTAGACTCATGGTTGACAACCTAATGTAATTGTTTATAAAAATTACAATATAACATAGCAGCAATTTTGAGAGGATCTTCGGATCCTCTCTTTTTATTTGCATAAATAGTAAAAAAGGATATACTATGAGTGCCATTACAAATACACCAGTAAATAGAAACTTCTTAGCATCATCTAACTTCAGAATGGCTCTGCAGAGAGCTCCTTCGCTGAACTTCTTCCTTCAAGGTATTTCAATCCCTGGGTTATCTTTTGAGGGTTCTATAGATGTGCCCACCCCGTTTGTTAAAATTCCTATCCCAGGTGACCATATTAACTACGCTCCTCTTACAGTTGAGTTCATAGTTGATGAGGATCTAACAAACTATCTAGAAATATGGAATTGGATTATTTCCATTGCCGGCCCAGAATCAATAGACCCAACATCAACAGATAGACTTGACAATAAGTTAGTAACGGATTATAATTCTAGAGCTAGATCAGATATTAAGTTAATGATTCTTTCTAGCGCTAAGAACCCAAACCTTGAAGTTACTTTTTATGATGCATTTCCTTCCAGTCTTGGCCAATTAAACTTTACAACTGTTTCTTCCGATATCTCTTACATACAATGTTCGGTTACCTTCGACTATATCAAATATAAAATTGAAAAATACAGTTGACCTTGTTTGATTAATAATGTATCATATGATCTAAATGGGAGGATTGTATGAAGACTGATGAACTTATAATTGAGTGGGAGCGAGATAGTGATGTTGATAAAACTGAGCTGGGAAAAGAGTCACTGCGTATTCCTCAATTACACTCAAAGTATTTGAAGGAGCTGTTCCTAGCTAAATCAATGCTTACCAAACTTAACGGTGACTTCAAAAAACTATACAAACTCAAACATCAATACTATCAGGGTATCTTATCCCAGGAAGAGTTAGAAGAGCATGGTTGGAGTCCGCAACCACTGAAGATACTTAAGGTTGACATTCCAATTTATCTTGAATCAGATGATGATCTTCAGACTATACAACAAAGAATACAGCTAACAGAAGACAAGTTAGAAATTATCGAAAACATTATACGTACACTCAATAACAGAGGATATCTTTTGAAAAATGCTATTGAGTGGGAAAAGTTTAAAATGGGTGTATGATACAGTTAGAGAGATATAACGAAACCTATATTAAGGTTCATTGTAATGATGGTGTTGCTCAAGAGCTTTCAGACTATTTTACGTTTGAGGTACCTGGTGCTCGTTTCATTCCTTCAGTGAGAAAGAAAGGATGGGATGGTAAGATACGGTTGTTCAACTCTGGTACGCATCACATCTACACAGGATTGATAGATTATGTTAAAGACTTTGCAAAACAAAATGATTATCCTGTAGATCTGCTTTCTGATTTTTCAGATGACACTGATGAGGTTGATGTTGAGCAGTTCTTTAAATCAATCAACCTTACAAAGCACCCTAGAGATTATCAGATAGCAGCTTTCAAGCATGCAATAAAGAAAAAAAGATCTTTACTATTATCTCCTACAGCTTCTGGTAAGTCATTAATAATATATCTTCTCTGCAGGTTCTTCAATCTTAAAACGCTATTGATTGTACCCACCACATCTTTAGTGTATCAGATGTATTCTGATTTTGAAGAGTATGGCTATGATTCAAAGTCCAATTGCCACATGATATTCTCTGGTCAGGAAAAGGACGAAGATAAATCAATATACATATCAACATGGCAGTCAATATATAATCAACCACGTAAATGGTTTCAGCAGTTTGATGTGGTGATAGGAGATGAAGCTCACCTATTCAAAGCAAAGTCTCTTACATCTATAATGCAGAATCTTTTCAACTGCAAGTATAGGTTTGGATTCACAGGAACACTAGATGGGTCGCAGACTCATAAATTAGTACTCGAGGGTTTGTTTGGTACAGTCAAGAAAGTAACAACTACAGCTGATTTGATTGAGCAAAAATATCTATCCGAATTCAGAATCAAAGCTATTGTATTGGAATATGATGACTACTATAAGAAGTTAATGAAAGTAGCTCCGTACAGAGATGAAATTGAGTTCCTAATTAATCATCAAGCTAGAAACAAATTTATAGCAGACCTATCATTACAACTCAAAGGCAACACCCTTATTTTATATCAGTATGTTGACAAACACGGAAAAGCACTATATGATCTTATCAAGCAAAATAAAAACAATCACATCCAGCTGTATTTCGTTTCTGGTGAGATTAGTGGTGAGAACCGAAATGATATTAGAAGAGCTGTGGAAATGGAAACTGGTTCGATTATTGTCGCTTCTTATGGTACTTTTTCTACTGGCGTCAATATTACAAACCTGCACAATATCATTTTCGCTTCACCTTCAAAATCAAGGATCCGAAACCTACAATCCATCGGACGTGGACTACGAAAGGGAAGTAGAAAAGATAAAGCCACTCTTTTCGACATAGCGGATAATTTACAGTGGAAGCAACGACGTAACTACACCTTGAATCATTTTGTGGAAAGAATAAAAATATATAATGAAGAGAAGTTTGAGTATAAAACATATTCCATACCTTTAAAGGATAGCAATGATTAAAATAGTTAAGCTTCAAAATAACAGTGAAATCATTGGTCATGTAATTCACGAGGATGAGAAAGATGTTCTCATCGAAGATCCCTTCACAATCAACTATATCTTTTCACCAAGAAGTGAACGTCCTGTGATAGGACTTTTAAGATATATGCCTTTTGCTGAGAGTAGAACTATATCCTTCCAAAAGGAAAATGTAATTGTATCACTTGCTGCTAGAAAGTCTATGGCTAATTATTATGAGGCTGTTCTTCAATCCTACATTAAAGAGGTTGATGAAAGCATAGATATTGAGCTAGAAAGTATTGCAGAGCTAGAAGACAATCAAAATGATACAAATACAGATGTGCTCACAGCAATGATGGAAAGACTTAATCCTAATAATAGTATGCACTGATATGACAACTAACTACATTGACAATAAAACATTCTACGAAGCCATCAAACAATACAAGCAGACAGTAAGAGATGCTGAGCAACAAAACAAAACGAAGCCTATTTTACCAAACTATCTTGGTGAGTGTATATTGTTAATTGCAAATAGACTAGCTACCAAACCAAACTTTATCAACTATTCTTATCGTGATGAGATGATTGCAGATGGAATTGAAAACTGCATCATGTATATTGATAACTTTGATCCAGATAAATCCACAAACCCTTTTGCATATTTTACTCAGATAATCTACTTTGCTTTTCTAAGACGGATACAGAAAGAAAAGAAACACCTGTATATTAAACATCAGGTATATAAGAACTCGGCTATATCAGAGGAGTTGTTTGATCTACAGGATGGAGATATGTTTGATGGTGGTCCAACTAACAATATGTTTGAGAATGAGAAAATGAGTGACTTTATTAAGTCTTTCGAGGATAATCTAGAGAAGAAGCGAAAGCCCGCAGAGAAGACTGGTATTGATAAATTTGTTGAGGAATAATGAAGATAGCTTTAATAACGGACACGCACTTTGGTGCAAGGGGAGACCATGGAGCATTCGACAAACATTTTAAGAAATTCTACGACCAATCGTTTTTTCCAACACTTGATGAACGAGGAATACGGAATGTTATTCATCTTGGCGATATGTTTGATCGTCGCAAGTACATTAACTATCTTACTCTCAACAATTGCCGCGAGTACTTTTTTGATCCTTTACGTGATCGGAAAATTAGGCTCGATGTTATCGTCGGTAATCACGACGTTTTCTACAAGAACACAAACTCAATAAACTCTCCAGAGCTATTACTAGCTGATTATGACAACATATCACCTTATAGTGACCCTGTTGAGTTAACATATGCAGGTTTAGACATCTTGATGCTGCCATGGATATGTGCAGACAACTACAACGATGTCATGGGTATGATCAAGAATACTAGAGCGCAAGTATGCTTTGGTCATCTTGAACTAGCTGGTTTCCAAATGTATAAAGGACAGGTAAACGACCATGGATTTGATTCTAAAATATTCGAACGATTTGATCTTGTTTGTACTGGTCACTTTCATCATCGTTCAAGCTCTGGCAATATTCACTATCTCGGAAATCCTTATGAGCTTACGTGGGCTGATTATGAAGACCCAAGAGGATTCCACATCTTCGACACAGAGACAAGAGAGTTAGAGTTTATACAGAACCCTAACAGGATGTTCTACAAAATATTCTTTAATGATAAGTTTGAGCTAGGTGATTATAGCCATTTAGCAGATACGTTTGTTAAGGTAGTGGTACAAAGCAGAGATAATCCAATTCAATTAGACATGCTTATTGATAAACTAGAAAAGTCAGGTATTGCAGATCTACAGGTGGTAGATGATCACATGCATATGGATCTTCAGGATGATAATGATATTGTTGAAAGTGCTGAAGATACAATGACAATCCTATCTAAATTTTGTGAGCAGATAGAAACAACTGCTGACAAACAACGACTAGACAGACTTCTACGTAGTTTATATAATGAGGCGATCAATATAGAGTCAGCTTAATATATGATAAGTTTCAAATGTATTAGATGGAAGAACATTCTATCTACGGGTGATGTATGGACAGAAGTTAATTTTCAGAAATCAAAATCAACATTGATAGTAGGTGAGAATGGTGCTGGTAAAAGTACTATTCTTGATGCTATCTGTTTTGCTCTTTTTGCAAAGCCTTTCCGCAAGATAAACAAACCTCAATTGATCAACTCGATCAATAAGAAGGGAATGCTTGTTGAGCTAGAGTTCTCAATTGGCTCTAAGCAGTATTTAATATGTAGAGGTCAAAAGCCAAACGTCTTTGATATCATCTGTAATGGTGATATGATGAACCAGACATCAGATGTTAGAGAGTATCAAGAGATGCTTGAGAAGAATATTCTTAAGCTGAACTTCAAATCCTTTTCTCAGATTGTTATTTTAGGTAGTGCATCATTCACTCCTTTCATGCAACTGCCAGCAGCTCATCGTAGAGAGATAATAGAAGATCTATTAGATATCCAAATCTTCTCCACTATGAATAGTATTCTTAAGGAAAAGATATCTCTCAACAAAGAAGAGTTGACTAGCGTATCGTTTGAGATTAAAAATGCTGTTGATAAAATTGAGCTGCATAAAAGATTGACTACTACAATCAAGGACAATAAACAAACAACAATTGATGCAAAGAATAATCAGCTTAAAGAAGTAGCTGGCAACATGCAGATAGCTCTTGATGTTATCAAGGAGCATAAAACGACTATCACCCTTCTTGAAGGCAGTATTGTTGATGAGGACGTTGTATCAGGTAAGTATTCTAACTACCTTGATTTGAAACGTACTGGTGAAGACAAACTAAGATCAATAACAGAAAGCATTGACTTTTTACAAGACCATGAAAGCTGTCCTACTTGCAATCAAGATATAGATGCTCACTTTAAAGATGGTAGTATCGAAGAAAAGAACAAACAAAAAACAAAAGTAGAAGAGACCCTTGTCTCACTACAAGATCATTTAGACTCTTTAAATGAGAGGTTGATGGTCATATCAGATGTGCATTCTTTTATTCAACAACAAGAGTCTTACATACAAGAATGCAACACTCAAGTAAAAATATATCAGAACACAATCAAGCTGTTACAGGATGAGATAGCAACACTTCAGTCAGACATAGAGGTACAATCAACGGATGATGCTGAAGAGCTAGATGCGATCAAAAGAACTTTGAAAGCAGCGATCAACACGAAAGAAGAACTACTAAAAGATAAATCCGCTCTTGATGTTGCAGCTGTACTACTGAAGGACTCTGGTGTTAAGACTAAGATTATAAAGCAATATATTCCTGTAATAAATAAACTTGTTAACAAATACTTAGCTGCAATGGACTTCTTTGTTAACTTTGAATTGAATGAAAACTTCGAAGAGACAATTAAATCAAGACATCGTGATGACTTTAGCTATGAGTCGTTCTCTGAGGGAGAGAAAATGCGTATTGATCTTGCTCTCCTGTTTACATGGAGATCTATCAGCAAGCTTCGTAACTCTGCATCTACTAATCTCCTAATCATGGACGAAGTGTTTGATAGTTCACTAGATAATAATGGTACAGAAGAGTTCCTAAAGATAATCAATACGTTGACCGCTGATACTAACTTGTTTATAATATCGCACAAGGGTGATCAACTGTTCGATAAATTCCATTCAGTAATCAAATTCCAAAAAGTAAAAAACTTTAGTCAAATGGTGAAATAATGATATATGATTTAGTAGCTCCAGACCACCCACTGCTAAGAACAAAGCTGGAGAGGTTTGATTTCAACAACCCTCCAATCAACCCACACGAGCTAACTAATAACCTTATCGAGACAATGATCCACTATAAGGGTATTGGTCTTTCTGCTAACCAATGTGGTTTACCGTACAGAGCTTTTGTACTATGGTCCAATCCAACAAAAGTAATCTTTAATCCAGTCGTAGCTGATGTATCCACAGAGCAGATTATGCTGGAAGAAGGTTGTGTCACATATCCAAATCTGTTTATCAAAATTAAACGTCCTAAGCTAGTACGTATTCGCTACATGGATTCTTTTGGTGAGTCGCATACTGATAAGTTTACTGGTATGTCAGCACGGTGCGTATTACACGAAGTAGATCATTTGAATGGTGTTAACTTTACATTCAAAGCAAATAAGTTTCATTATGATCAAGCAATGAGACAAAGGAATAAGCGTCAAAAATCTTATAAGGTGCCTGAATATGAGTAAAATTAAAGTAGCCGAGCTGTTCTACAGCTTGCAGGGTGAAGGTAAGTATGTAGGTGTTCCTAGTGTGTTTCTACGGACGTTTGGATGCAACTTCATGTGTAGTGGTTTTGGTATGCCAAAAGGAAGTGCCTCTAAAGAGCGAGATGTCATCGCTATGAATGTTGACGCATATAAGACCTATGATTCTCTTCCTCTTGTACATACAGGTTGTGATTCGTATGCCAGCTGGGATCCTAGATTCAAACATCTTTCTCCTGTACTTAGAACTGACAGTATCGTAGATTCTATTTTAGATCTATTACCTAACAAAGAGTGGAAGAATGAACACTTAATTATTACCGGTGGCGAGCCTCTTCTTGGATGGCAAAGATCGTATGAAGATCTGCTTTGGAATGATACGATGAGACCTTTGAAGTCTTTGACTTTTGAGACTAATGGTACACAACAGCTCACAGATGATTTCAAAAAGTTCCTGGCTAAGTATTCAAGCAAGCTCAATGGAAAAACAGAAGTGGTATTTTCTGTGAGTGCAAAGCTGAGTCCATCAGGTGAGAAGTGGGAGGAAGCTATTCTTCCTAAGGTAGTCGCAGAGTATGCTTGGTATGGTGAGGTTTATTTTAAATTCGTCGTTGACAAAGAGACGGATCTTGAGGAAATTGATAGAGCAGTAGCGGCGTATCGTGAACAGGGTATTGCTGGTGAAGTATATCTGATGCCTGTTGGTGGTACTGATCAAACTTATTTCAGCAACTACAAAGCCGTTGCAGAGATGGCTATGAAGCGTGGTTGGAGATATAGTCCCAGACTTCAGGTTGACATCTGGAGAAATGCCTGGGGCACTTAAATGGATATAAACTACAATGATTTCCAAAAAGCAATTGCTTGCCTTGTTTCACAGGTCAGAAACAGTAAGATTGAGTTTGACTATGTTGTTGGAATCTCTCGTGGGGGGCTTGTTCCTGGTGTTGTTATTTCTCACCGTCTTCAGATTCCTTTTCGGGCTGTTGAGTGGTCATTGAGAGATTCACATAAAAAATACATTCCACCAGACATTGTTGTTGATGCATGGGAAGGTAGTAAAATACTTTTCATAGATGATATTGTTGATAGTGGTGAAACTTTCATAACTATACGTAATAAGTTTGGAGAGTCTTTCAAAAATGTTAAAATAGCTTGTGTGGTTTATAATAAAGCACAGGATCTGGTTACTCCGGACTTTTGGTTCAGACAAATAGATAGAAACGTAGATAAAGAGTGGGTTAACTTCTGGTGGGAGAAAAATGAATCAACCAATTAAATATAAGTACGTGTCTACGAAAGAATATGTAGATGCGTTTCCAGTAGCATACCGTCAGTGGCGTGCTGACTCGCACTGTAACCTTATTCATGGTTACAGTTTTTCGATGAAGTTTTATTTCGGTACTAATGATCTTGATGTTCGTAATTGGGCAGCTGATTATGGTGGATTGAAAGAGCTTAAAGAAGTACTACAAGATCAATTTGATCACACCCTGCTTGTTGCAGAAGATGATCCTGAGCTGGAAACATACAAGATTCTGCAGGAGAAGAAGATGGCCAAGCTAACCATTCTTCCTAAACTTGGCTGTGAAGGTCTTGCTGATCAGCTGTACAAGTATATGAACGGTGTATATATTCCAGACTACTGGGGTGTGGGTGAAGCTAAGCGTTTGTGGTGCTATCGTGTAGAAGTACGAGAGACACAAAGCAACATGGCTTTCCGTGAGGGTCATCGTGAGTGGAATGAGGATCTTTTTGCGTGATAAAAAGAACACACGTCTGGCTATCTGGTGGAAAGATCAAAAAGATTCCTTTTGATC